ATTCTATTGTATCTAGTAATAATGCTTTACATACACATGAACAAGCTATCGCATCAACTACTGAACGGCATAGGAATTTATTTATTCGTGTTGGTGAAGCTATTGGTGCTTATAGAATCTGGAATACTACAATTAATCTTGTAGCTACTTCCTTACAAGCTATACCTAGAATTGGTATAGAACTTGATTCCATTAAAGCTAGTTTAGAAGCTACTGTAGGAAGTTCTGCTGGGATGAGTAGTATGTTATCTACTTTAGCTAAAGAAGCAGATCGTACTGGTATTAATTTAGGGATTTTAAGAGATAATTTTAAAGGTTTTCAAGCGTCAACAAGTCTTGCAGGAGCTAGTTTAGAATCTACTTGGAAAATGTTTACTAACTTAGATACAGTTATTACAGGACTACATCTACCAGCCGAAAAAGCTAATGGTGTATTTTTAGCAATGGCGCAGATATTTAATAAAGGTAAGGTACAAAGTGAAGAACTTGTAAAGCAATTAGGTAACTTACTTCCTGGAGCTTTTGCATCTTTTGCAGCTAGTATGAAGATTCTGCCAGAAGAATTATCTAAACGTATGAAGCAAGGAACGGTATACGCTAAAGATACTATGGTAGAATTTACCAACTTTATGGTTACAAGGTTTGAACCTGCTTTTGCCTTAGCTAGTCAAGGTCTTAATGCTAATATAGGGCGTATGCAAAATAGCTTTATACTTTTAGGTGAAACTATATACGGAGAAACCTCTACTAAAATGCTTTCTATAGTTAAAACTATAACAAGTATGACTACAAGCGTAACAGGATTATTAAATGGTACTGAAACTCTTAGTGGTTCGTTAAAAGTTGGTTTATCTGTTACATTAGGTTTAGTTGCTGTAGGTTTAGCTAATGTAGTTATAAAAGCTTATGAAGCTATAAATGTTATTAAAATATTAGGTGTTACTACTGCATTTTTTAACCCCTTAGCTATAGCTATTACTGCTATAGGGGCTGGAATGTACTACTGGTATCAACAAGCTAATAATCTTATTAAACCTTTAGAATCTGTTAATAACTCTTATAGAGCTATGATAGAACATCAAGCAGAGTTAAATAATTTAAAAAATACTTCTAATGCTATACCTACTATAGATTTACAAGCTGAGAAAGATGTAGAAGTTATTAAAGGTAAAGCTGAGCTTATTAAAGCTCAAAAGGCTTTAGAAGATGCTTCACGTACTCCTGACATTAAACAACCAGATTTAGGTGGTAAAACTCAACTAGAAGCTGCTCAAGAGTCTTTAAAGTATTGGTCAGATTATTACCATGAAAGGCAAAGAATAGCTAAAGAAGATTTAACTAATGCTAAAGCGGAAGAAGAAGCTCGTATTAAATTAGCTAATGCTACATCTATAGATGATATAGTTGAGAAGCATAAATCCACATTAGGTAAATTTGCTAAATCAAGTAGAGAAGCTGCTGATTATGCTGAAAGTAAATTAAAAACAAGCGCTTGGATTAAAGATATAGAAGAATTACGAGCTGTAGTTAGTAAAAGTGAAGATGCTAAACTTGCTATAGGTTTAAAACCTTCTACAAACCAAGTAGCAGATGCTAAAGCTACTATAGCTAAGATGGATGAAGAAATCTACAGAGCTAGAAAAGATGCTGTAGATAGTTTTAATAAATCTAGTGAGAGTGGGGCTAAAGCTGCTGGCGCAGGAGAACGTAGAGATAACTATAAAGATATTATACGTGATTCTAGAGATGCTACTTTAGCTATAGAAGATGACTTACTACGATTAGACTACGCTCGACAAGATCAAGTAATGTCAGTACAAGACTTCTATAACCAGAAGAAAGCATTGCAGGATAAAGATTATCAACAACAGATAGCTGCTACAAATAGATTACTTGCTATAGCTAAAAGTTCTGGTGATACTGCTAGTGTAGAAAAATACAACGACCTGTTAAGAGAGAAAGCTCAAGCACAAGTTAAGCTAGAAGAGATAGGCAAACGTACTTATGTTGTAGAAAGTAGAGCTTATGCTTTACAACTTATAGACAATAAAGCTAAAGATGCTAGTAATAAACTTGTCACTGAGTCTGATAATATTAATAATAGGTATCTTTCAGGATTAACTACCGAAGCAGATTATATAACCGAAGTAACAGGATTAAAGTTAAAAGAAATAGAGATTATAAAGGAAAAGAATAGAGGTTTACAAGAACAGTTAATGTTACAAGGTGAGTTAGCTCAAAGTCCTTTAGAAAAGATTAAGCTTAGACAGGATATAGAAGCTAATAAAGCGCAAATATTAGCTAAGGCTGCTCCTAGTGGTTTAGGTAAAGATATAACTACTAGATTTGGTACTTCAGGTCTAGGTAGTTTTGCTACCTCTAGTATGAAAGTAAGTTCAGAACAATCTACATTAGAAAACGATAGACAGTTAGCTTCAGATGCTGTTACTTTAGACCCTAATATGCAAGCATTAGAAGCTCATAAGAAATTTACTGCTGATAAAGCGAAAATAAATGAAGATTATAATACAAAATCAAAGTTATTAAATTTAGACTATTACGCTGGTACTGCTGCTATGGCTGCTACTGCTGCTGAATCTATGACTTCTATGGCTATTAAAGCCTATGGTGCTCAAAGTAAACAAGCTAAAGTAGCCTTCTTAGCTTATAAGATGCTAAAGATAGCTGAGATTATAATGGATACTGCGGCATTAGCTACTAGATTAGCTTTGTCTCAAGCATCTATACCTATTCTTGGAATACCTTTAGCGGCTGCTGCTGTACCTATAGCTTATGCAATGGGAGCTATTCAATTAGCTGCTGTAATGGCTGCACCTATGCCTGCTGCTCATGGTGGTATGACTAATGTACCTAGTGAACAAACATATCTATTAGACAAAGGTGAACGTGTACTATCACCAAATCAGAATAAGGACTTTACTAACTTCTTAAAAGAGGGTAAGAAAGAATCTGGACAAAGTGGTGGAAACGTGTATAATATAGCAGTAACAGTACAATCAACTAAAGACCAGAATCCAGCGGAACTAGGTAGTGCTATTAGTATGTCTATCATGCGTAATATAGCTAAAGAAGAGATTTCATCTGCTAGTAGACCTGGAAATTCATTAAATAAAACTACATCATTTAGCTAAGACTAAGGTAAGATTATGACTACACTAACTGCAATGCCATTACCTTTAAAAATCACTAATGATAGTGATAAGACTACATTTTTTAGAGAACTGGCAGGGCAGTTTGGTGATGGTTATCAACAAGTAGCTCCTAATGGTCTTAATAACAAGATAGACTCTTGGAGTATTGTTTGGGGTGCACTTACAACAGCTGAAGCTACTATAGTTGAGAATGCTTTAAACGCTGTAGGTTCTTGGGGTATATTAACATGGACTCCTTTTGGAGAAACTTTAAAAAAGTTTCGTATGGATAAATCTGGATATACGAGGAAGTCTAAAGGTAAAGGTAATGGAGTTATAACTATTTCATGTAAAATCAATCAGGTATTTGACTTATGAATACTTCAGATATAATACCAGCACTAACTTTATATGAAACTGCTCTACCTGCTTATGTAGAGTTATTTAAAATAGATTGCTCTAGTATAATACCAAATACAGTCTATTACCTTACCACAAGTATAGCTTCGGAAGTTGATGTTAATGGCATAGAAACAGGTGTCAGTACAAAAGTATTATTCGGTACTCAAGAATATACACCATATCCTATACAACTAACAGGGTTGTCACAAACAACTGATGGTGCTTTTCCAAGAGCTAGGCTTGATGTAGCTAATATATTAAATAACGCAGGCTATAACTCTGGTACTAACTTATTTAATGCTCATGTAAAGGCACATGAAGATTTAATAGGGGTAGAAGTTACCTATATAAGAACTTTTAAAACCTATCTATCACTACCATCTTCTATATCAGCACCACCTATGAAATATTATATAGCTAAGAAACTTAACCATGATTCAGTAGGTATAAGTTTTGAACTACGTAGTGCGTTAGATAAAGAACGTGCTTTCTTACCTGCTAGGCAGATGTTAAAGAGAGACTTTCCTGGATTAGGTATAAATAAAGCTATTAGGTAAACTTATGATAAAGTTAAATCAAGAACAGGTGGATGCTATACAAGTTCATACATTAGCTTGCTATCCTGAAGAAATGTGCGGAGGAGTTACAAAGGATTCCTTTATACCATTTACCAATGCTAGTGAAGATAAACTTAAATCATTCTCTATAACTGCATTAGAACTTCTACAAGCAGGTGAGCTTACAGCAATAATCCATAGTCACTGTAGAGATAGTAGAGTACCAGAAGTATTTGATACTAGGACTCCTTCACTTACGGATATATTCGGACAGAAAGAATCAGGACTGCCTTGGCTTATAGTATGTACAGAAGGTATATCTGTTACAATCCCATTAGAGTTTCCTAGAGAATCTAGCTCAGACTATATAGGTCGACCTTTTATATGGTTTGTGAATGACTGTTATAGCCTTGTACAAGATTACTACAAGCATGAACTTGGTATAGAGTTACCTAATCATAAAGCTAATGTAGACTTTTGTGATCTGAGCGTATCAGGACACCTCTTTGATGATTATATAGTTGAATATGGTTTTGAAGAGTGGTATAATACAGAAACTTTAGAAAATGGAAATCTATTAGTGCTTGACTATGGTGGAAAATCACAAAATCATTTAGGTATATATCATAATGGTAATGTTATACATCAAGGTATGTTAAGCGTTGAAGTTCCTTTATCTACATTCTCTCATCGTGTACATAAGGTATTAAAGTATGTTGGTAAAAGTATTTAACTCTCTAGCAGAAATTGATGAATTTGATATAGCTGAATCAAAGATACAGGGTATACTTAATGCTATTAAGTATATTAAAGGTAGCGAGTATACCGATAAAATTTTAGAAGGTAAGTTTAGCTATATAGTTGGAAAGAGTTTAGAGGATAAAGAACCAATAGTTTTACTGCCTGATGTAATTCTTTCTGACCTTTCAGATTTCTCTATACTCTATATCATTGCAGATATTTCTGGTAGTGAACCTATTAGTGCTACTATGATATTATCGGCATCTATAGCTATGACAGGTAGTTTAGCTGTTGATGCGGCTGTTGCAGGTCTTATAGCTCTTGTGGCTAATATATCTATTTTAGCTGCTGCAGGTTTTGCCTTAAGTTCTATAATGTCTGCATTGTCACCAACACCTACATTTTCCTCCGACCCT